GAAGCACACGTTGAGTTGTGCGCTCAACGTTACACAGCTTTAGAAAAAAGCATCGACGATGTCAAGGCGGACACAGCAGAATTAAAAGCCACCATTCAATCTGTACATGCCATGGTGCACAAGATGAGTGACAGTCGTAACACACAGTTGATTGGCTGGGGAGTGGGAATCATTGGATTCTTAACAGCCGTTGTAGGATACTTGGTTACTCACTACGTATTAAAATGACCCAAGACCAAAAATTAGAACAGTGGGCCGAACGTGAAATCAAACGTAACCTACCGTCTATCATTCTAGAAGATGATGATGGCGGTGTTGTGGTGTTTGGTAAGTACTTTATCCGGCCTGTAGACAAAGGGTTTGTGGTCAACACCTGGGACCAAGAAATACACTGTTTCAGCAGTAAAAAAACAGCAATGAGCTGGTGCACTGCTGATCATCAAGGGCAATATAAATTAAGCAACTTGATTTTGTTGCTAGATCGTAAAAAACAAACATTGGCAGCAGACATCTACTGTCGTAAAAAAATAGGCGAGCGCGGCCGACACGAAAATTTCAATGAAATAATAAACATGAAAATCCAACCCAAGATTGACAGCTACAATGCAGTCAACTCCGAATTGGAAAAATGTGTAAATCAGGCTAAATATCTACAGATTAGAGGATTCAATAATGAAACTGCAAGAACTATCGGCCACTAAGCCAAGTAAGCAAATTACCAAAGTATTTGAAAGTTACTTTGGTTCACGTATTCCCTTCAACCAACTGACTGCCAATCAATCGGCCTTCATGCTGGAAAAAGTACAGGGTGTGCTCCGGGAGTATCGATCAACTGTTGCACGTCACAACAGTGAACAGAATCCAAAATATCTGCAACTGATCATGATGGAACAGGCTCTTGTGGGCAGGCTCAAAGAGGCCATGGCTCCTGTGGCTGGTACCAGCGGAACTGGCAGTGTTGGTGCCGCGGCTCCTGCAACACCACAAGCCGCTGTGGCTGGCGGAAAGCCTGCTGTGGCTGGTGCAGTAGCAAAAGATCCCAAATTGGCCGCTGCACTTAAAAAGAGTTCAGCTGGTCAAACATTGAATCCAGAAGAACAAAAACTAGTGGCCGGCGCCGCAATGATGCAAGCTGAAAGTCGTTTGCGTCGTTTCATGAAGCGCCTGAATGAAAGCGAAGTGCAACAAGCTCAAGTTGTATTGGCTGCTCAGGACATGGTAGACAAGATGCAAGGCATGTTGGAAGATGTGAGTGAACTGCAATTCAAAGAATTGCCAGCCTTGGTTGATTCAATCAAGGATCAAGTTGGCATTGATCAAGCCGCTCAATTCAATCAAGACGCCACTGCCGCTCTTGCAGGCCTGTTGCAAAATATTCAAGGTGCCAAACAGCAACTTGATGCTGCTCTAGGTGTTGTAACTGGTCAAGCACCAAGTGGCGCAGCCGCCGCGGGTGCAATGGGTGCTGATATTGCCGCTGGTGCTGACGCCATGAATGCCGCTGGTGCCGACATGGCTGCTGCCGATGCCGCTGGCGCCGAAATGGGAGCTGATGCTGCCTTGGACGCAGCCGCAGCCGAAGCTGGCGCAGAAGCTCCTGCTGCCGCACTAGGTCGAGCCAAGAGATAATGAAAATATTTGAAGTTGATGCTGGTTCAGCACCAACTCCTGACCCAGAACAACTGTCAGGGTTGGTACAGTTCCTCAATGGTCGTGCCAGCGACACCAATGCCAAGAAAGAAATCAGTCAGGATGCATTTATCAAACTGGCCAATGATTTAGACATCAACATAACCCCTGACAACTTAGCCGGTGTTGTGAGTCAAGAACCACTCAGTAACTTATTAGAACCCATGGATCCAAACACTGGAGTTTTGGTATTTAAAAATGCCGGCAAACCCAATGTTGCCATGCCAGTAGATCGGGCACAGGACATTGTGGCATCCGCAGCCAAATCGGCCATGAAAAAAGACCGCGGGGTCTAACCAATTCAGTCAACTAAAGGTTGACCTAAAACGTTAAATAGTGTATAGTCTGTAAACTAAACTCTAGGAGAACCCTATGACACGCTTGGCAATTTTGTTGGCACTGTTTGCAGCCGCTCCAACAGCAATGGCTCAATACAACAACTTCGGCACTGTGGAGATTGTGAGAGTTGAACCACGCATGATCACCACATATCAACAACAATGTCGCGAAGTGGCTGTTCAAACTCCTGCCACTTCTGGCAATACAGCAGGTGGTGTTCTGGGAGCCATTGCTGGTGCCGCAATTGGCAATCAAATTGGTGGCGGCTCCGGGCGTGATATTGCCACAGTAGTGGGCGGCGTGGTAGGTTATCAAGCCGGTCGCGGTGAATCCCAGCCCGGCGGTGTAAGCTATCGCACTGTGTGCGAATCTGTACAGGTCTTGACACAGCGAGGCGAAACAGTGACTTTTAGATACCGTGGCCGATTGTTCAGCCAAACTTTTGATTGATTGTGATTCTATATGGCCTACTCAGACAAAGTAATTGATCACTATGAAAATCCACGCAACGTGGGTAAATTTGAAATTGACGATTCAATCGGTACAGGCATGGTAGGAGCACCTGCTTGCGGTGACGTGATGAAACTTCAGATCAAGGTCAAAGACGGCATTATCACAGATGCAAGATTTAAGACTTACGGATGTGGCTCAGCAATTGCATCAAGCTCGCTGATTACTGAAATGGTCAAAGGAATGTCGCTCGACGCCGCACAATCAATTAAGAATTCAGACATTGCTGAAGAGCTCGCCCTCCCGCCAGTCAAAATCCATTGTTCAATCTTGGCCGAAGACGCGATCAAAGCCGCGGTAGAAGACTATCGCAAAAAGCATGATCTCGTTCACTGACACAGCACGAAACAAAATCCAAAAACTAGTCACAGCCAAAGGCTATGCAGGAATTCGGCTTGGCGTAAAAACCACTGGTTGCTCTGGCCTGGCTTATGTGTTAGAATACGTGAACAAATACACACCCCAAGATGGCAGCATCAACTATGCGCAACCCGAATTTATTGTTATAGTGGATCAACGGCACGATGTTTATTTGCAAGGTATGATTGTGGATTATGTGCGTCAGGGTCTCAACGAAGGTTTTGAATTCCGCAATCCTAATGAACGTGACCGTTGTGGCTGCGGAGAAAGTTTTAGAGTTTGAAACAAAAATACATTGACCTATACATGGACTGGGCTCGGCGAGCTGCTGAACTCAGTAATGCTCGACGCCTGCAGGTGGGCGCAGTAATTGTCAAAGACGGTACTGTGATCAGCTATGGCTACAACGGCATGCCCGCAGGTTGGGACAACAACTGCGAAGACGAAGTTTACCAACAAGACGGAACTGCGGGACTAAAAACCAAACTCGAGGTTCTTCATGCTGAATCAAATTCTATTGCAAAACTGGCGAAATCTACTAACAGTGGCCTGGATGCTGATATCTTTATTACTCATGCTCCCTGTTTGGATTGTGCAAAACTGATCTATCAATCAGGAATTCGTCGAGTGTATTTTGGTCAAGCATACAGAGACAACTCGGGCATTGAATTCTTGCAAAAATCAGGCATCACAGTAAACAAATTATGATCATTCAACGTTACAATTACGCACCTCTTGACCGCACCACTGTTGATGGCAAACGCCATTATTGTTTGCCTGATGGTAGCAAGGTGCCCAGCGTCACAACCATTCTTGACAAAACCAAACCCAAGGAAAAGGTGGAAGCTTTGGCCAACTGGAAAAAGCGTGTGGGCGAAGCCAAAGCACAGGAAATCACCACAGAAGCTGCCAATCGTGGCACAAGGATGCACGCCTACTTGGAGCACTATGTTTTGCAACAGGACATGAAACCTTTGCCATCAAATCCATTTGCTCACCCCAGTTGGTTCATGGCTGCAGAAGTCATTCTCAAAGGACTAAGCAATGTAGACGAATTTTGGGGGGTTGAAGTTCCGCTATATTATTCGGGACTTTATGCAGGCACAACAGACTGCATTGGGCTATGGAAAGGACGTCCTGCAATCATGGACTTCAAGCAGACCAATCGTCCCAAAAAGCGCGAATGGATTGATGATTATTTCTTGCAACTTGCGGCCTATGCCGCTGCGCACAACGAAATGCATGGAACCACCATTGATCAGGGTGTTATTTTAATGGCTTGCCAGCCCAAGTTGCTGGAAGATGGTACTTATTCTACCCCAGAATATTTTGAATTTGAAGTTTTGCCCGATGAATTTGCGCATTGGGCCAATGAGTGGATGAAACGAGTGGAGCTATACTATTTGACACGCTAAATACAGGATGCAGATTTACCTTACAGTTAATAGTGTTAATAAAAAATGGTACATTGGTAGAGATAAAAATAGCTCTACCAATTACTTTGGTTCTGGAACTTTTTTAAAAAAAGCAATAAAAAAGTATGGTAAACATAATTTTAAGAAGTTTGTTTTAGAGACCTGCGATTCAATCGACCATCTCAATCAAGCAGAAATTGCATGGATAGCATATACTAACGCTGTCAATAATCCACAAAGTTATAATGTTGCAAATGGTGGTGATGGCGGCCCAGGGGATAAATTTAATGGATGCAAGAGATGGTTTAGTCAGCTTTCGTCCATTGATAAAAAACGTTGGCACGATAAACAAGCACAAAGTCGTGCAAAAGGCTGGTATATTAGCAGAATTGACAACCCTGAAGAAGTGTATGTTGCTAACATTTCAAAATGGTGCGAAGAACACAATGTTGACAAATCAATGCCAACTGCATTAAACACTCCAACTAATCGTTTGTTTTTAAAACAAACCAAAGGTTGGAGAATTCGGAGATCAGATATGCCAAAATTAGAGCCTTATATAAACAAAAGAAAACTGGGACATGCAAATATTGCATGCAAAGGAAAAACCTGGAAACTAATTAATAGTAACCGCGTTTGGTCTGATAAGGGAGTAGCATAATGGCGATAGTCCAGATCTCGAGGATCACCCAACGCAAGGGTCTAGCAGAAGATTTACCTCAACCTTTGGCAGGTGCAGAGCTGGGTTGGTGTACCGACACTCGTCAACTTTTTATTGGCAATGGCACCCTGGTAGATGGTGCGCCAGTGGTGGGTAATACCGAGATACTTACTGAATTCAGTGATGTTCTTGCAGCCTCTACAGCATATACCTACAAAGGTCAAGCCGCTGGTTATGTTGTACAAACTGGAACCAGCGCCGGCACACCCATTAGTCAAAGTCTGCAGGCAAGACTGGACAGCATTGCAATTATTACAGATTTTGGGGCCACAGGCGATGGCGTTACAGACGTAACTGCCAACATCAACAATGCTCTGTATCAATTATTTTGCCGTGATGTCAACACACAGATACGTCGCAGTTTGTATTTCCCTGGTGGCACATATGTCATCAGTGACACATTGAATATTCCGCCATACTGCAATCTATATGGTGATGGTCCTGAAAGCACCATTATATCATTTACTGCACTGACTTGGACCAATGCAGTATCTTACAGCAGTGGTGTACTGGTCAAGAACGGTGCCTCCTACTACAGAAGTGCGGCCGCAGTGCCTATTGGCATCTCTATTTCCAACACAGCTTATTGGACACCCACCACTCTGCCCAGTTACATTTTTAGAACTGCTGACAGTTTGCAACAAACTGGCGCCAACATTGGTACCAATGGTGCCACACCACCAGGTGATTTTGAGATCACCAACATGAAATTTGTAACTGATCAAGTTCATGATGGTTGCTACATTGAAGCAGCTAGAGATTGTTCTTTCCAAAGCATAAACATACAAGGTCCCGAAACCACAGCGTCACTGACAACCCCAGTTAATAACACCGCCTGTGTGCGCTGGAATACCACTCCAGGATATACCTGCAACAACATAGAATGGAATCATTGTAAATTTTCAGGCATGATATGGGGCACAAACACAGCTGAACAAATTGAATCAGTGACATTTGCTAACAGTTTGTTTAATACCCTGTATCAAGGTGTGTATCTAGGCGACAGTGTGGCGCCGGCAGTGGGCCCAACTGGATTCCGCATGGTTGAGAATCAATTCGACAACATCTATGCCGAAGGCATAGTAATTGAAAACGTGGGTCTTAACTGTTCGGCATACAATGCATTTTATGATGTAGGAAATAATTTCAACGGTGCTAACTTGCCATCGACACCGGTAATTGACATCAACGGACTCAACAATGTCAGCGTTGGTGACATGTTTGAACGAACCACGCAATTTGCATCTGGATCAACACCAAGAATTAGGCTCAACAATCTCAACGGTGTTGCTCTGGGTATGAATGTCAGCAACATCACATTCTATCAAAACAACAGTGCTGGTGCAACGCCCTACAACTATGCCAATCAATTGGCCCTGGGCACATATCAACGCACGGCTGGTATCACTGATACCTTGGCCAACAACGCAGCTGCTGCCCGAACGTTATTGACATTTGATGCCGGCTACATAAAAGCAGTAAAAATTGATTACACCATTGTTCGTGGAGTTGATGTGCAATCTGGATCGTATATCATTATTGCCGGAACTGATGCTTCAGGAACAGGTCTAGCCGGACAAGACACCAGTTTGGACAATGGCACTGGCCCCGGAGTGACGTTTAGTCAAAGCGAAGCGGCCAGTGTGGTGAGTTGGACCTACACCACCACCAACACCGGAACTGCTGGAACCATTTATTATTCCGTAACAAAACTAGCCTGATGTGGCCACGCACTTTTGCCGAAAGGCTAGCGAGTTGGAATCAACTCAGAAATCAAGCCGCCGCTGCTGATCTTGAAACTGCCCTGCACCAAATCAATAGTTGGTGGTTTCAAACCCCTTGGCGCGCCTACCATTTGCACTGGGATGATCGGGATTCCTGGCCCGATCCTTGGCAATTGTTGAGCGACGACATCTACTGCCCACTTGCTCGCGCACTGGGAATCATGTATACTATAACTTTATTGGATCGTGAAGATTTGCAAGATGCTGCGTTGGTCGAGGTTGCCAGCGACAATTTAGTCCTGGTGCACAAAAAGAAATATATATTGAATTGGGACGCGGATACCATCTTAAATATCAATCCAACCGGATTAAAAATCCAACACAGCATTGCGCAACAGCAACTAAAACAACAAATTAGGTAACAATGAAACAAATTACAGTGGAAAAACGCAACGGAACTCGCGAGCCGTTGGCGTTGGAAAAGTGGCAAGCGCAGATCGCCAAAGTTTGTTCGGGGATAGCTGACGTCAGTCAGAGCATGATTGAAATCAAAGCTCAATTGCATTTTTACGATGGAATTACCACAAAAGAAATTGATGGAATAACCTTGCGTGCCATAGTGGATCTAATTGATGTAGAGTCAAATCCCGATGTAGGACACACCAACTATCAGTATGTGGCTGGCAAACAGCGTCTCAGTATGCTGCGCAAGGATGTCTACGGCACTTATGATCCTCCGCATTTGTATGAGATTGTGAAACGTAACGTGGCTGTGGGCCTATATACTCCTGAATTACTAGAGTGGTACAGCGAAGATGACTGGGATCGCATGAATGACATGATTGATCATGCCAAGGACGAACAGTATTCGTATGCCGCAGTGGAACAACTGATTGAAAAATATCTTGTTCGCAATCGTAGCTCAAAGGAAATCTATGAGACTCCGCAGGTTCGTTACATGGTTGCCGCCGCTACTGTCTTTCACAAGGAAGAACCCAATAGTGCTCGTATGCGTTATATAAAGGAATATTACAATGCTGCCAGTGATGGTCTTTTCACTCTCGCTACTCCTGTGCTTGCTGGGCTTGGTACTCCAACTAAACAGTTTAGCAGTTGCGTTCTTATCCGTAGTGATGACGATCTCGATTCTATATTTGCTTCGGGTGAAATGATGGCCAAGTATGCCAGCAAACGTGCTGGCATTGGCTTGGAAATAGGACGTTTACGCCCACTGGGATCACCCATTCGTGGCGGTGAAATCATGCACACAGGCATGATCCCGTTTCTTAAAAAGTGGTTTGGTGACCTACGTTCATGTTCACAAGGTGGTATCCGTAATGCAAGTGCAACTGTGTTTTATCCCATATGGCATCATCAGTTCGATGACCTTATTGTTCTCAAGAACAATCAAGGAACCGAGGAAACACGAGTCCGACACATGGACTACGGAGTGGTGCTATCTGCTTTCTTTTGGCGTAGATTTAAAAACAAAGGGCATATCACTTTCTTTGACCCCAATGAAGTACCGGAGCTCTACGAAGCGTTTTACCGGGACACTAAACTATTTGAAGATCTTTATGTCAAATATGAAGCTAGATCTGACCTCCGGACAAAAACTATGTCTGCCGAAGAAGTCTTTAAATCTGGCATCCTTAAGGAACGAACAGATACCGGTCGTATCTATCTAGTGTTCATTGACAATGTCATGAACCAAGGTCCGTTTGACTCAGAGTACCATACCATTTATCAGAGTAACCTTTGCTGTGAAATTCTCTTACCTACACGACCTTTTAAACGACTGGATGATGCTGATGGGCGAATCGCGCTCTGTACGCTTGGAAGTATTAACTGGGGTGCATTCCGGAATCCTGAAGACATGCGCCGAGCTTGTAGAATTCTGCAGAGATCCTTGTGTAATATCCTTGATTACCAAGACTTCCTGTCAATCCAATCGCAGTTATCCAATGACGAAATCCAGCCGCTTGGTATCGGTATTACTAACCTTGCTTACTGGCATGCCAAACGGGGATTGCAATATGGTGACAAGGACGCTCTGGCTGAAGTTAAGTCTTGGATGGAACATCAGGCTTTCTACCTTACAGAAGCTACAGTTGAGCTTGCCCGAGAACGAGGCGCTTGCAAAGATTCGGAGAGGACCTGGTATGGTCGTGGTGTGTTTCCGTGGGAACGACGTGCAGCCGGGGTCAATGAACTCACGAATTTTCAGCCTGAACTAGATTGGGAACCCTTGCGAGAACAGATGAAACAGCACGGTGTTCGCAATGCCACCTTGATGGCCATTGCTCCTGTGGAATCCAGCTCAGTAGTGATCAACTCAACCAACGGCATTGAAATGCCCATGAGCTTGATTTCGGTAAAAGAAAGCAAAGCAGGCAGCTTGACACAGGTTGTGCCTGAATATCACAAACTCAAGAACCGATATCAAATGATGTGGGCGCAGAAAAACTGTGACGGATATTTGAAAACTGCGGCTGTGTTGGCAGCCTATGTTGATCAAAGTATTAGTACTAACACATTTTATAATCCAGCACACTTTGCGGATCGTAAAGTTCCAACTACATTGATTGCCAAGAACTTGATGCAGGCACACTACTGGGGATTAAAAACATTCTACTATAGTTTGATCAACAAACAAGGTGCCAAGGCACGAGATGAAGAAGTTTCTGCACCATTAGAAGTAATCGACTTTGATGATGTTGAAGACTGCGAAGCCTGTAAGCTATGAAAAAAGTTGCGGTAATTGGCGCAGGCATCGCTGGCCTGACCACTGCCTATTATTTGATAAAAGCAGGTTATCAGGTATCGGTATATGAAGCCGAACGTTATCCTGCCATGCGGACCAGTTTCGCCAACGGTGGTCAGATATCAGTCAGCAATAGCGAAGTATGGACCAGTTGGAGCAATGTTAAAAAAGGCTTCAAGTGGATGTTCAAAAAGGATGCTCCACTACTGATTCGTCCTAGACTAGATTGGGCACAGTGGAAGTGGATGGCCAAGTTTTTGTACTACACAGCTCGTGGTGTGTATCAAAAGAACACAGCAAACACAGTAAAAATGGGACTGCAAAGTCAAGAACTGTACAACGAAATTTGCAAACAAGAAAAAATTAATTTTGACCGTAGTGACTGTGGCATCTTGCATTTTTACAAGGATCAAGATTACTGGGCAAATGCGCAAACAGTAACAGAATTGTACAACAAAAATGGCCTGCCACGTGAAGAAGTTAACCCTGCTTATGTTGGTGAGGTTGATCCTGCACTTAAAAACATCAAAGGCATTGTTGGCGCAACCATTACTGCTAGCGACTGGACTGGTGACGTCCACAAGTTCTGTTACCAGCTTGCAAACGTACTTGCGACCAAATACAATGTTACATTCTATTACGATTGGCAAATTAGGCATATTGAAGAAGTTTCTTTTTATGATGCTGTGGTCATTGCCAATGGTGTAGGTAGCACAGCACTGGCAAAAACAGTTGGTGATAGTCTTCCTGTATACCCGGTCAAAGGATATAGCATCACTATCAACAATGTTGATCCTGCACACTTGCCTACAGTAAGTTTGTTAGATGATCAAGCAAAGATTGTTACTTCAAGTTTGGGAAATCGTTTTCGTGTGGCCGGTACTGCTGAGTTAACTGGTGAAAACTATGATATACGTCGTGACCGTATTGAGCCGTTGTTGAAGTGGGTACACACTAACTTTCCCAATATCAACACACACGATTACACACAGTGGGCATGTTTGCGTCCTATGACACCAAACATGATGCCAATTGTACAACAGAGTAAGAAACGACCAAATGTGTTTTATCACACTGGTCATGGCCATTTAGGTTGGACATTGAGCCCGGCCACTGCTAAAATAGTAGTAGACCTTGTCAAGGAAAAAATATGAGCAAAGAACAATATAATTTAACAACTAAAACAGACTACCTCAATCGCAAGATGTTCTTGGACCCTGCAGGCCCAGTTACAGTTCAACGATTTGAAGAAGTCAAATACAACAAGCTAGTCAAGTACGAGCAAGAAGCACGTGGCTTTTTCTGGGTGCCTGAAGAAATCAGTCTCACCAAAGACGCACAAGATGTCAAGCATATCTTCACAAGCAATCTGTTACGCCAAACAGCACTAGACAGTTTACAAGGTCGTGGCCCAAGCCAAATCTTTACTCCAGTTGTAAGTCTTCCAGAACTAGAAGCCTTGGTCTACAACTGGACATTCTTTGAAACCAACATTCACTCAAGAAGTTACAGTCACATCATTCGCAACATCTACAACGTGCCCAAGGATGTGTTCAACACCATTCATGACACTAAAGAAATTGTAGACATGGCTTCAAGTGTGGGCAACTACTATGATCGTTTACACATGATCAATTGTCGCAAAGAACTGCTGGAACAGTTCCCTGAGCGTGAGCACATCCGAGCAATTTGGTTGGCACTGAACGCAAGTTATGCACTAGAAGCTTTCCGTTTCATGGTCAGCTTTGCCACCAGCTTGGCCATGGTAGAGAACAAGATCTTTATTGGCAATGGCAATATCATCAGCTTGATACTACAAGATGAAATGCTCCACAAAGAGTGGACTGGCTGGTTGATTAATCAGGTTGTCAAAGAAGATCCGCGATTTGCAGCAGCCAAGGCAGAATGTGAAGCTGAAGTTTATCAAATGTACCTGGATGTCATACGAGAAGAAAAGGCCTGGGCTGATTACTTGTTCCAGAAGGGCCCTGTGATTGGTCTCAATGCGCAAATTCTCAAAGACTTTGTTGATTTCACAGCATTCAATGCTCTCAAAGAAATTGGCATCAAATATACTGCAAGCTATCCGCGCTCAACACCCATCCCTTGGTTTACCAAGCATGTGGATACCAGCAAGAAACAGGCCGCGTTACAGGAAACCGAGAGTACAAATTATGTGATTGGGATCATGAGCGACCAACTAGATTATGACAACCTGCCGGACCTATAACGACAATTATCAAGGTGGTATCTTTTCATAGCATTTGATCCACCTGATAAACCACAATGCAGACAAGTTAGAGTAGGTTTTATACCTAACAGTTTTCCCTTCATCGGATTTGGCAATCCTTTATTCCAAGCGGTATGTCCCCTTGATTTGGGACTATTCAATCTTGCTATTCTAACTGCCTCTATGTGCTCGGGAGATTTCTTTTTGCCTTTATACAACTCACTAAGATTCTTTTTAAATGCATCTGAACGAACAGCACCGCTTGCGCCTTCGCCACCTTCTGTTCCGTTTTTAAGAATCCCAGTTTGTACATCTTGTCGCCCGTACCATTTGATATATCGGCGTTCAAGGGCAAATGCGCCAACTTCGGTTAAATGTGTTTCAAGGAATACAATACGAGAATTGTCTTTTGGAGTATGAACTCCTTTGCAATTTATTCTATGCTGAACAAAGGCTCGATCTCCGACTCCTTTGCCTATATAATAAGGAGTTCCGTCTTCTCGCAAATATGCATAGACGTAAAAATTGTTAGTTAAATACATGTGCTGGTGCCCTTTCCCGGCGTTAGAGTAGTTGGGGATTCCCGTCCCGCGAACTACACCTATATTTATGAAAGAAAATAAAAATATGACAAAAGCAATTGTATGGAGCAAATATCATTGCCCCTATTGTGACCAGGCCAAGGCCTTGCTCAAGCAGAAGGGTATTGAGTTTGAAGAAAAGAAAATTGGTGATGGATACACCAAAGAAGACCTATTAGAAGCAGTCCCAAATGCTCGCACCGTGCCACAAATATTTCTTGGCGAAGAGCTAGTGGGAGGCTTCAATGAGCTTAGACAACGCCTCGCTTGACAGTATCACCATTGACTGGTTCAAAGAAAAAATACCAGACTTTGAAAACAATAAATTTTTCACTGCTGACTGGTTTTCAAACGGCTTGATAAATTTTGAGTATGTCAAACAGCAGATGGGTGCACTGCCGCAGTCAATTTTGGAAATTGGATGTCACGAAGGGCGCAGTACATGTTGGATGTTGGAAAATTTTCTAGCCAACAACGGAACCATCACTTGCATAGATCCCTTTGCTCATGAACCACTCAGTGCGTTCAGAAACGAACGTCCACCCGAAAATAGAATCATTGAGCAAATATTTAGACACAACACTGATTTAGCCAAAGGGTCAGATCAGACAATTCGACTGATGCCAACACTGAGCTTTTACGCTCTTGCTGACCTCGTAGTAGAAGGTCAACAATTTGATTTTGTCTATGTTGACGGAAGTCACAGTGCAGATGAAGTACTTGCAGATGCTGTAATGGCGTTTGGATTGTTGAAAAAGAACGGGTACATGATTTTTGACGACTACCTCTGGAAAGAGGCAGCCGACGCATTGGATCGCCCAAAAATGTCCATTGACGCTTTTGTAAACATGTTTCAAAAGCACATAGAAGTCAAAATGATTAACTATCAATTTGTTATACAGAAAGTTTAAAATGCAATTAATCGCAACACCAGGTCAAGTTTACACCTTTAAGTTAAACTCGGGAGAAGAACTCATTGCCAAGGTCAAAATGGCCGGCGGTGATTGGATTGAGATCGAGCACCCGGTCAGCGTGGCTCCAGGGCCTCAGGGCATGGGCCTAGTACCCTCAATGTTTACCGCAGATCCTGACGCAGAAATCAAGCTAAATACAGCCAGCGTGGCAGTTTATGCATTGACTGACGATCCTGTCAAAATGAAATACATTGAAGCCACCACTGGTATCAAGGTACCAGAGAAGAAACTAATACTAGGATAACATGCCAGCAGTACAAAGAGTAGGTGATGCAAACGCAGCCGGCGGGATAGCTCAAGGCGGAGTTGCCTCTGTGCGTGTGAATGGTCAACCTATCATTGTTAACGGCAATTCAGTTACAGCCCACGCACCCTGGGGTAAACCTCATCCTCCACATGCTGCGGCAACAACAACCGGCGGCAACAGTACAGTCAAAGCTGGCGGCATACCTGTTGTCACCACAGGTTGTGCAGACAGTTGCGGACACCCACGCACCGGCGGCAGCAGTGATACAAGGGTTGGATAATGCCCACAATCACAACCCCGCTACAGTTGACCGCAGTTGCATCCTTGTTGCAAAATCAAGGACTCCGGCCGTTCCCGCCGGCCTTGGCCACAGCCATACAAAACTTCAATGCCACCACGGTGATCAGTAATTTTATTGCCGCAGTGAACTTTTACAAGGCACAGTCATACGCCACAGAATCCACGTTGGATCTTTTGCTACGCATTGGTAGCACTGTGTGCCCGGCTCTGGGCAACAGTATTCCCGAGAACCCGGTTGGCAGTTATCCTTATCTTGACAGTGAGTACTTGATCAATTATCTAGGTGCCGCAGACGGATCCACTCTTGACCCATCGGGCTTTTCCAATCTAATAGAACAAACCTGCGCAGCCTATCTTGGCAATGGTGATGCCAGTAGATTTTGCCAAGGGTTTATGTCAGTACAAGGCTATATTGACACCACCAATCAGTACATCAACAGTGGTGTCAATGTCAATCAGTATCTGGGACCGCTGTTTACCGACATGGATAGTCTTGTAACCGGCAACATTTCCAATATCACAACAGACTTGCCCAATTTTGGTGTGGACTTGTTCAAGCAGGGAAATTTGTGGAACCCCAATAAACTGGACCTATATGGCACACCAGCTGGGTTGATACAACAAATTTCGGCCTTGACTGGAATTCGAGGTCGCACTGTACCTGCACTACAGAATGCCATGATCAGCATGGGTCTCACTGCCCAAAACATTTCTGACTTGGTGAATGACAATCGTGTGGGGTTGAATCGACCCAACGGACTCACACAAAACGAGTTTGACAAACTGCAACTCATGGCCTACCGAGCAATTACCACGATCTCAGGCGATGACCTGCAACAGATCTTGGACATCTTGGGAGTGACCACACCGGGCGTGGCCAGTCTTGAAGATTTGCTGAATCCAGTGATTATGTTTCCTTTGAGTTATGCATCGTTACAGACCCCTAGCCCCAATGGTCCTGTACCAATTTTCAACAGCACCGGTGCGGTGAATTCCAGCATCACTCCCATAGTCAACAGTTACTTGCCCACAGCGTCTGGCTGTGACGAGCTGGGCAAAGTGATCCCGCCCGCACAGGCCGTGGCAAACAAAGCCATACAGGTGGCTCTGCAACAAATCAACAACGTACCCAATACCACGTTGCCAAAGTTGGCTGAAATTGTGATAGGCAGTGTAGACAACCCTTGGGTAGTAACACAGCCCTATCTGGCCAACACAGTGGTGGGCTTGGGCGCACCAGTAGCCAGTTACTATAGAGCCATTACTGACGTTCCTGCTGGCATAGATATCAACAATACTGCCTACTGGGAACCAACCACCCTGGGTGGTCTCAGTACCATGGCTGGATTACCGCTGATACAGGCACAGACCACTCCAGTAGACAGTTCAATCACAAATTATATCGCAAACATCTTGGCCACAGGTACCGGACCCAACGGCACAATCACCACATATGATGTACTGGGGCTGACACTGGACAGTGAAGATTTTGCCGCACAATTGGACACAGCTACCACAGCCGTCAATGCTTTGCAAACCGCGGGCAGTTTGGCCACCCTGAACACAGCATACGTAAACATTTTGTCGGCAATCAATGATGCTGGAGTACTAACTCAAATTACCAATGCCAACAACGCCATTGCCGCACTTGGTGCCAGTCCCTATGTGACCACACTCAACACCGCCTGGACCTACATGGCCAATTTCATGAACCTGAGTGCCAAGTACACCAGCGAAGCCGGTGCGGACTACTTCAATTTGCAAGCTGGTATAACAACCAATGTGTACAGTTTTGTTCAGAACTTGCCGCGTTATGGTTTGCTCACCGCCTTGGATGATGCTGCTGAGTTCATGGAAAACATTGCCGATACCACTACCTTAGGGGGTCAGGCCATTGTTGGCGTCATGCGCGAAGGTCGCAATGATTCAAGATTGTTTGCTGGCAGCTTGTACAACACCAACCAAATACCCAGCGATCCAGAAGTTGCTCCAGTCCCAGTGATTGTGCCGGTGACTTGATAAAAACACAACAAAAATAGCCGTTTTGTGTTGACTCGGCTCTGCTATACATATATAATATAGATTGACATCTTGTCATTCAACTTTTAAAGGAAAAATAAATGAAAAAATTTGCAATTGCAACCATGATCGCCCTTGCTGCCTCTGCAGCTTCTGCACTGGAAGTTGGTGTTACCACTGCCCGTGACTATGCTGGTACCAACCGCAACGCTGTGGGCCTAACTGTTGGCCAGAAAGTTGGCGTTGCCACTGTGACCGCTGGTTTTGATCGTGCCACAGGTGGCACCAATGATCAGGACCGCTACAGCTTGGTTGCCGGAGTTGATGTTGCCAAATTGGGCCCTGTGAGTGTTGCAGTCAAAGGCGGAGCTGCCTACCTCAACAACCAGACTGGTCAAGACGGTTACGCTGCCTTGGTTGGTGTGGGCGCAAGTGTGCCTGTTGCCAAGAAAGTGGCACTGACTCTAGACGCCACACGCCAGTTTGGTCAAAGCAGTGTGAACAGTTTTGACGGCAATCGTGTCACTGCTGGCCTTAAGTTCAGCTTCTAAAGTAATACTTGAGTATTACAAAAACCCTGCAAATTGCAGGGTTTTTCTTTGGTTGACCAATAATTCCCAATTTGCTATAATATACGCATACAGACACAAAAGGAGCCCCGAATGTTTTACATCGTTGCAAAAGGTACCGGACACATTGTTACCGATGGTCCCAATCGGACACGTGCCTACAAAACTTTTGGTGCCGCACGTGCCACCCGCACTCGGCTGTGTAACAAGGCAGGTTGGATGTTGAGTGAGCTCAGCATTGTTGACACCAAACACTACAAACCCCGAATGGTTACCCGTACTAACCTCATGACCGGTCAAGAGTTTACAGAAGATGTCAACACCCCTTACTTCTGCTCGCCCAGTTCTGAATCTTATTGGAGCATGTAATCATGGAACGACTCGCAGACATTCAACAGATCAACTCTGCTATCATGTTTGGTGACTTCAGCAATGACCAGCTCAACAGCATCATTGCTGCCATCAAGTATCGTCGATCTTTGATCACCAAACAAAACAAACGAGCATTCAGGTCCGGTGACTCTGTGAAGTTCACCAGTAGCCGCAATGGCCTGACCTATGTGGGCACTGTGGACAAAGTCAAAATCAAATACATTCTTGTGAAGACTTCCGGCGGCATGTTCAACGTGCCTGCCAACATGTTGGAGTCAGCATGACTGTCAAGCCGTTTCGTGATTGGCTTGAAGATTTATGGCGAGCCAACTGTGATGAACTTGACGGCTGGGGTCAGCCCCGAATGACCATGCCAGAATATTTTGCCAAATACAAATGGTGGCTCAAACGCGAGTACCAATACCAAAAAGGAGTTAGACGTGGGTCTTGACATGTATGCATATGTGGCCAGCCGAGCCGGGCAGCAAAATGATTTTTATGACACAGCGGTGTTTGACTCTGATGCAAAAGAGTATGTGAATAGCAATGTCACCAAGCCACGTGAAATTGCCTATTGGCGCAAACATCCCAATCTGCATGGTTGGATGGAAAGCCTTTGGAAGCGTAAATTGCACCAAGCCAACATGGAACAGCCCGATGACCGTGGTTGGGGCAGTGCGTTCAACGGCATTGAACTAGAACTAACATGGGAAGATCTTGACAAACTTGAGCAAGCAGTCAAGCACTGCCAGCTACCCAAGACCACAGGATTTTTCTTTGGCGAAGACTCGGACGAATATTATCGAGCACAAGATCTAGAGTTTATCCAAACTGCCAAGTCCGAATTGTTCTTGGGACTTAAAGTGTTTTATAACTCGTCGTGGTAAGGATTTAAATAACATGAATGAAATCTCTTTTGATCTTGATCGTTGTGAGGCAGTGATGGCCGCAGGTTGGATTCGAGACCTGGAAAGTTCGGACAGTCGCATTCACAAAGAAAAGGTGATTGAAAAAGCACTCATGGCCGCACGACTGGGCAGTACTGATGCACAGTGCTTTTTGTTCAACTGCTATCAAGCCTACAATCCGTTCTACACATTTCATGTGCGACAGGTTCCCGAAACCACAGGACTAACTGGTCGTGGCAACCCGTGGCCACGCTTTTGGGCCTTGTTGGAAGACCTGCGCACTCGAGGTATTTCAGGACACCGCGCACGTGATGCCATTCAAGAATGTGCTGACGAGTTTGATAGTGAAGAGTGGAACAATCTTGCTCGACGTGTGCTGATCAAAGACCTACGTTGCGGCATTTCGGAAAAGACCTTGAACAAGGTGTTGAGCAAAACTGAATGGAAGATTCCTGTGTTCAGTTGCCAACTGGCACAAGACTCAACAGACCAGCCCAAAAAGCTCCGAGGCATCAAGCGCCTGGAATGCAAACTGGATGGTGTGCGTGTGTTGGCAGTGGTGTCGGGTAACTCGTGCACCCTGTACAGTCGCAATGGTAAAGAGTTTGAAAACTTTCCGCAGATTGCAGAAGCTATTTTAGATAATCGCAAGCACTTTCAATACGGTCGTGGCACAGGTGGCCACTTTGTGCTGGATGGTGAGATCGTTGGCGAAAGCTTTCAAAAGCTCATGCGTCAAGCACATCGCAAGAGCAATGCTGAAACTTCGGGCATGGTGTATCACATTTTTGATATCTTGCCCTTGGATGCTCTCAAACAAGGCCACTGCAATTTGCAACAGTACAAACGCATTAAGTGGATTGAGAGTGCCCGAGAAGCCCTTTTGGACACGCCTTGCCTGCGCATCATGAATGGCTTGGAAGTGGACCTGGACACAGCCGAAGGGCATGACATCATGCACCGTTATGCCGAGGCTGCTGTGGCCGAGGGTTTTGAAGGTATCATGATCAAGAGCATGGATGCACCTTATGAGTGCAAACGCAGTGATTTTTGGATGAAATGGAAACCCACTATAACTGTTGATTTGAAGATTGTGGGTTTTGAGCAAGGTACTGGTCGCAACGAAAATCGACTTGGTGCTATAATTTGTGAAGGAGAAGACAATGGACGGCATATTTGTGTTAATGTTGGCAGCGGTCTTAGTGATAGCGATCGCGATGGGTACTGGGCCGCAAGGCATGACCTACTTGGTCACTTGGTTGAAATCCAAGCTGACGCGGTCACACAAAACCAAGACGGAACATACAGCCTCAGATTCCCACGGTTCTTGAGATTTCGTGACTTCGAAGCAGGAGAAAAAGTTTGAAAATTGGACTTAGTTATAGTCGTTGTGTTCGTGACATTGTGGAAGGTCAAGTGGACCTTGAAGATGTGTTGGTCATTGTTGCTCGCACAGACTTTGATCCACGTGATGATGCACAATGGTCGGGTATCTGGGCAGGCTATAGTGGCGGCTCATTTCTAAACACAAATATGGAATGGGGCGATACTGATTACACGGAACAAGATTTCCGTGATGTCAGTATTGAATTATGGAATCAAGGCAAGTTCCACCAGCCCCGCAAGTTCGGTGCTCACCCCCGACGCCTGCCGTACTACTGGTTAGAAACTGTGGTATCAGACAGCGACCTAGAAAACTTGCCCACTGTGCTTAACTTGAAAGAGTTCCGTGGCTATCTCAAGAAAGAGCTCAGTGACTGGAAAAAGAATCCCAAAACTGAAGACAATCCCAACGGCTATTGGTTGCATCCTGAAGACGTTGGCAACAACATCCGCATAATCGAAGCATTGAACCTAGTGATCAAACAATACGAATGACAACAAAATCAGCAAAAGGCCTGCGTGGTCACATTATCGACAGCCTTGACGGCACCTATTATTTTCGGGTGTATGATGCTGATCACAACTTTACAGATTACCTGTTGCGTCATTGCGATTTGACTGTGGTAATTGATGATGAAGATGCATACTTGTATGAAGACGAATTTAGTGCAACACTAGATCACAGTCCAGGAACATTAGGAATAAAAGACGATGGTACTTGAGATATTTTTGTACGGTTTTATCTCAGCATTTGGTTGGTGGAGTGCCACACACTATGTGATTGAGCCGCACTTTCCACCACCCATTGAAAAGAAAGTGGAACAAAAGTGAAAAAAATCTACTACGAAAAACGTGGTCGCAGGTACGTGCCTGTCGCTGAAAATGACTATGACATGTTTGATGCCATGCCAAAAGG